GGTATGGCTCTACAATCCGACCTGCTACAAGCAGCTCTTTCAAATGCAGGTTGGGCTTGGAACTGCCGGCGTATTGGTGAGCGGCCAAAATATTCAATCAGCGGGCATGCAGTCCATGCTCGGTATTCAGATGGTGGAATGCCCATGGTGTTCAGTGCTTGGGACGGTAGGCGACATTATTTTGGTTGACCTCGGACAGTATGAGTTTATCCAGAAGGGCGGGCCCCAGATCGCCTATTCGATCCACGTAAAATTTATCTATGACGAAACCGCGATGCGGATCGTCTATCGGTGCGACGGTCAAATATCGGCAGTCGCTGCAACCACAATGGAGGACGGTACAACTACCACCGCCCCCGTAATCACTCTGGCTACTCGGTCCTAATAGGACGAGGGCATAGAAAGGAGCACATCATATGCAATTCCATCCAGAGTTAAATGCCATCGCCATGTTGACGACCTTTGGGACCGACGACACGAGGGACGGCACATATATCAGCCTAAAGAATGTGCATCGCGCACTCGAAAACATGAATCCGTTGCCCAATGGCAAAGGAAAAATCTATCTGGAGCCGTTGAATATGATTGAGGCCGGTGCGGATCGAACGCCGGAGCAAATTGAAGATCCTACTACGGACGAGGAAAAGGAAGAGGCCGCACGCGCAATACGCCGATTGCGGCTTATCAAGGGGGCATAATGGCAACCAATCTAATCGGATGGACGCCGGAAGAATTTACAGCGTGGGCATCCGGTCACAAAGAACAGGTTCGCACGAAAGGTCTTTGCTACAAAATTCCCGATGAAGTGCGCCTTGATTTCGATTCAAAACCGGCAAAGATCATTGGCTATGCCTCTACCTTCGGCATCTGGTACGAGCTTTGGCCGGGGTTTTTTGAGAACGTGGCTAGGGGCGCATTCGCAAAAACGATCAAGGAGGATGATGTTCGCGCGCTAATGAATCACGATCCTAATTATGTGCTCGGACGCAACAAGGCGGGAACCCTTACGTTGACCGAGGATGAGCGCGGTCTGCGCTATGAAATAATCGCCCCGGAAACATCTTTCGCCAAAGACCTGATGGTTTCAATCAAGCGTAAAGATATCACGCAATCAAGTTTTGGTTTCAACATCGTTGAGCAGACCTTCAAGTATGACAAGGAAAAGGATGAAGTTAGAAGGACTCTGAATGAAGTAAAGCTCTTCGACGTCTCACCCGTAACTTATCCCGCCAATCCTTCGACGGAAGCGCATGTACGCATGATGGCAGGAAATTCTGAGGATAGCGAGGATCTGATGGCAGTTGCGGAAAGCATAGTCGTTCCGCCTCCGCCTTCGGATGAGGATCTTTTCAAGCAGTTCGAAGCGCTCAAGAAGGGAGCCTTCTAGCTAAGACAATTAAACAATTCAGAAATTCATGGGCCGCCAGTTGTGCGGCTTTTTTATTGGAGAAAACAATGAGAGACAAGCGAAAATGGTTTGCAGCCAATTTCGGCAGAACATACTTCAAGTCACCACCTCTTCAAGTCCCGTTCATGGCAATGGGAATAATTGCACCGATACTGGCGATTATGGTTCTTGCTGCCTTGGCTTATGGCTTTGGCCCCGAAGCCTTAGCCGGCGCGGCGCTATTTATCCCGATGGCCGGTATCAAGAGAACCGACAGACTGGAGGAATTAGCTGCTCAGGTCGTGCATTTGGAGGCTGAGATCGATGCCATTAAGCAAACGGCGAAAAATGAATCTAGGCAGATGACCGACGAGGAGCGCACAAAATGGGGCGAACTCAATAAGCAGTACAAGGCCGCCATCGAGGAAAAGAAGCTTGAAGCGGAAGATCTTGAAAACCGCAGTCTGGCGGACCAGGCGGCTTCGTCCGCTATCAGGCCAACGCTTCCCACGCCGGATGAATTGCAGAAGCGATTCATTCATCTCCCGCGCAAGGAAGAGAGATACGACAATCTCGGAGATTTCGTTTCGGATTGCATCCGCGCCGATTCCAAAATGGACGGCAAAACTAGTAATAAACTTGCCGCAAACATGGAAATGGCACGCGCGTCAGGCATGAGCGAATCATCCCCGACGGATGGCGGCTATCTTGTGCAACCGGATCAGAGTGCCCGATTGATTGAGCCTCTATTCTCGGCCAGTGGAGATGCAATTCTGAGTCGTGTAAATACGACCAACGTCACTGGCAACGGATTAACTTTCAATGCAATCGCGGAAACCAATAAATCAACAAGTTCATGGGGCGGAATTGTCACTTACTGGCTGGGTGAAGGATCCGAGAAAACAAAAAGCGCTCCCTTGCTCCGCAAAGTCGAACTGAAACTGAAAAAGGTCGCCGGCCTTTGTTATCTCACGGATGAATTGATGGAAGACGCTCCGGCTCTGTCATCCAGACTTGAAACGGGTTTCCGCGTTGCACTCCGGAATGCTCTGATCAAGGCCATCATCGGCGGAACGGGAGCAGGGCAGCCGCAAGGCCTGCTTAATGCATCGGCTAAGATAGCAATATCGGCTGAGACTGGCCAGCCAGCGGCTACCATCGTAACAGAGAATATCCTAAACATGCGTGAGCGGTTGACTCCTGGCGCATTGAATCCGGTATGGCTCTACAATCCGACCTGCTACAAGCAGCTCTTTCAAATGCAGGTTGGGCTTGGAACTGCCGGCGTATTGGTGAGCGGCCAAAATATTCAATCAGCGGGCATGCAGTCCATGCTC